CCGACTCCGCCCACATCGCATGATCCGCCGCCTCCGCCGCCTTGTAATCCGACGTCAACGACATCTTCTCCAACGCCGCATAAATCATCTCCCTCATCAATGCCGTGGGTCTTTTGTTCTCCTTCTCCGCCAGCTTCACCACCAGCCCATACCTGTTCGGATCCAGCAAGACCTGGCAATAAAACTTGCTCCCGTGCTTAAGCGGCATACCCGTGCGGTCTACTCTGCTACATAGTAGCACTACCAACGGGCTGGAGCGTCCACCTTCTTCTGCCACGCCTCCGACTGCGCCTGCCTCGCCACAGCCCGCTGGCGCTTCGAGCCCAACCTGACCTCATACGCCCACTCCAGAAACATGGCTGCACGCTGAATATCCGCTGTTCGAGAACGGCGAATGGCCGCGTACAGCCGCTCCATGATGATCTCCCTACCAGTCTTCGCCATCAAATTCCGGTGGTGCCAGCGCAATCCTGACCACAGTCTTACCCGGAAACAGCTCCCGTATCTGCTGGTGCGCTTGGAACGCATCCTCCGCCTCCACCTTGTACTCATGGATCGGACCCCCAATGCACCGCATTACCACGACATACCACCGCAACGGCTTGGGCCTCATTTCGCCTCCAACCAAGACTCCCCAACATGCGCCTCAGCCAGCGCTGGCACCACCCCAAGCCACTCCGCCTCAGCCTCCTCCATCGTCTTAGCCAACTGGAGCGCCCACCTCTCCGCCTGATCTTCCCGCACCAACAAGATCACCTCGTCGTGGACCACGCCGGCAAGCTGCACCACCTCGTCACCTTCCTTGCGCAGCAGCGGCCACAACTTCCCCAGCGTCCGCTTCAACACCGCCGCACCCGCCCCCTGAATTGGGGTGTTACAACGCGTGGTCAGCTTGTTGTGCTCACCCGGAAGAAACCGCCGCAACTGCGACTTACGAATACGGATCGCAGCATTTGTTTTACAAGCATCAGCTGCCTGAGCATTTTTGCGTTGCCACCGGCTGATTCCTGTATAGGCTGCGTGGAACTTTTCCCGCACCTCCGCTGCCTCATCAAGATCCATTTGTATCCCCATGCTTGCTGCATAGTTGCGTAATCCTCTGGCTCCCGATCCATACAAAAGGCCGAAGTTCGCAGATTTAGCAATCTGGCGCTGCTCTTTTGTGACCTCATGTTCATCAACTCCATAAATCTGCATTGCAGTCAGTGTGTGCAAGTCCGTCCCACGCTGGAACGCCTCGATCATGAGCGGATCTTCGGCCTCTGCGGCAGCCAGCCGCAGCTCCATCTGCGCGTAATCGGCCACCACCAGTCTCCACCCTTTCGGCGCCTTCACACAGTCCCTAAATCTGGAATCTCTCGGAATTTGCTGCAGGTTCGGACTAATACACGACATCCGCCCCGTATCCGCCCCCAACTGCATATAGCTGGCACGAATAAACCCATCCGCCTGCAGGTGCTTAATCAGCGCCTCAACCATCTGCCGCCGCTTCTCAACCCGCTTCCACGCCAGATACTCCGCCACCACCGGATGGTCCCCCGCATACTCCCGCAACGCCTGCCTGCTGGCACTCGCCTTCCCATTCGCATCCACCGGCTTCCGCCCCAGCAACTTCGTAAAGACATCCAGCAGTTGCTTGGGACTATTCAGATTGAAACCAGCCTCCAGCCTGGTCCCAGCCCGCACACTGCCCACTGCCTTGGAGCGCGTGTTGATGCTGCCATCCGCCTCCCTCGGTAGCTTGGAGTCCGCCGGCAATGCCCGATCCAGTGCAACCAAAAACTCCCGCCCCCGCTGCTCATGCTCAACCGTTAAGTCCCCCTGGAGCGTTTCTAGTGACTTGCGATCAAACGGCAGCCCGGTTCTCCACAACTGCGCCATCGCCGGCAACGCCTTGCACTCCAAAAACCACGCATGGTGCAGATTCGCCTCCGCCATCCGCTGATTGATCGGCCCATCCAACTCAATCAACACCTGCACATCCTTCGCGGCATAGTACATCTGTTCCCTCGTAAGTTCACCACTCCAGTCACTCTTCTGCTCCTCCTTCGAGATCTCCTCCTTCAGGTAACGCTTTACCACGTGCTGGAGCCCATGCTTCACATTCGGCAGTCCATTCGTCAAGATCCGACTAGCCAGCATGGTGCAAAGCACATCCCCCTCGGGATAAATCTCGTGCTCCTGTAACCAGCCCAGATCGAACACGGCATTGTGCGCCACCCAATACCGCTTGGTCGCAAAGAAATCCTCCAGCTCAGTCCACTGGTGGTCCTCCAAATCCCAGCAGTCAATGATCACCGGCTCCCGGTCCAGAGCCGCCAACTGCAATAACCGCAACCCGCCGAATTTCGGCTGGAGCCCCGTAGTCTCACAGTCAAACGCAACAGTCGTCGCGTTCTGGAGCGTGTGCAAATACTCCAGTCCAAACAAAAACTTTGTGTCCATGGTGTGGATCGTGTGGTTAGTAAGTTTTATGAACGAGCGGTAATTATTCCTTTGGTGGAATATCGGCTCGCTCCTCCAGCTCGATGGCCAGCACAGCGGCCGACCGCAGCATCGTAGACAGCGGAATGGGACGCATTTTCCGGTTTGTCGCAAACCGCAACGCCCACCTCACCCCCATCGACACATTCCCAGCCCCAAGCCGCCTGGCCTCCTCAACCTCCTCCCGACTCAACCTCAAATTCACCGAAAAATTCCGCCCCTTTCCTCTGGGACGCCGATCACTAGGCATCAGATCAACTCCGCGCAGTTGTTGCCGATCACATACGACCTACGCAGTGCGCCTCTGATCGCACCAACTGCTGGCTCCCCCATATTGCCAAGAAAGTCAGCAGCCCTAAGCGCAACCGCGTGCGCCATCACCGCTGGATCGTCCTTGTATTTGCCAATGACTTGCATCAACTCGTACACATACGAGTCATGCGTGCGGAAATCCTCAGGAAAAGGCAACGCCAAGGTGTCTTCCCAGTCAGAAGCCATCACATCCTCCCCAGGCTGGAGCGGATTAGGACCCCAATCCCCACCGTCATCTCCATCCCATCCATAGTCTTGGCGAACTTGCCAAACCTCTTGTTCATGTCGCATGGCCGCCTCGACAGCATCGAGATGCTCATACCAGTTAGGCCGCTGCTCCAGCTGGAGCAAATTGAAAGCTGCATCAGTCATGCTTGTTGACCTGTGGGTCGAGAACACCGTCAATGTACTACACCAGTGCCTCCTCCACCAGCCGGGCTTCACACTCTGTAACAAACCCAGGCAGCCTGGACTCAGGAATACCAAGCGAACAGACCCCACGCGAGTAGTGCCCGCACCGCCTACACCCCTGATCTGCTGGAACATCCCTGTCGTATTCGTGTATCACAATCAGCTTGTTGCCGTGGCACGTCCAGCGCTCCAGGCAAACCCGGCACTCGTACCGCCTCCGCCGCTGCTTATCGGCAGCAATGTCGGTGCTGATCACGTAAATCCGCTCACTCCGGCATCCCGGACACACATCACACATCGTTCTGCAAACTCCAAACTTTGCTTTTTTTCCAGACCAGCTGGTACGGCGAAACAATCTCCTCGGGCGCTTGCTTGGTGTACCAGCGGTGATCACACCCAGCACACTTCCGCCTTCGCACAATCCACCCGGTCTCCAAGAGGCTAGACAGCACAACGTACGTCCTAGCCGCCCCACACTCAGGGCAAGGCGTCTGTATCGCTGGCATTACGCCTCATCTATACGCATCTGCATAGCTGCATACAAGGCTTTTTGATCAAACCCACACCCGACCATAAAGTCGACAAAAGTGCTCACCACATCAACGAGCAACAATGCCTTGAACTTGCTGCTCACAGCATTGGTAATCTGCTGGGACGCGTCCGCACGAATCAGCTCGAACTTGTAAGTCTCCATCAATCCTCCAGTGACTCGATCAACCGATTCAAATACCAAGCCGCCTTCTGCAGGTCCTGCTTTGGCACATCCTTGTTCCAGCAGCGATGCACATACTTGAGCACCTGCCACTGGAGCCCACCGGTCACCGCGTTCGGCGCAAACTTCACCGAATCCTCGATGACATCAATCACCTCAAACTGACGGCCCATCGCATAATGCGGCGGCCTGTTGACTGGATCAGACATACTTAGCTGCTCTAACAGTGTTGTCATTGTTGTAATGTCCTGTGATTGAGTAATCCTTAGCCGGCACCTGCGACATCCGATGGAACACAAGCTGCCCAATCGGCATCTCCGGCCACAGTGCAACCGCATGTAACTGCCTGGCGTTCTGCAGCTCCAGTGTCAGCTTGGAACCACTCCAGCCCGGATCGCAGTAACCAGCCATCAGATGTTCGATCCCCTGCCTAGCCCTGGTGCTCTTGAGCGCAAACTGCGCCGCCACATCCACCGGCAGACAAAAGCTCTCCAGCGTGCAACCCAGCACAAACTCACCCGGCCGCAGCCAAAACGGATTGCTCTGCGTGTGCCCGGCAATGTCGATTGGCACGAGGTCAGGAAACTCCTCGACCTCCACCATCAACTCATAACCGAGTCTCACGTCGAGACTCGCTGGATTCACCAGCCGTGGATCGTAGGGAGTAACAAGGCCCTCCATACAGAGGGCCCGGATTTCTGTATCACACAGAATCACGCCGCAACTCCACCTGTTTCCATTGGAGCAATCGTCTTCCAGGTCTTCCCGAGCTTGATGTGGTTGATGGTCGTGGGATGCACGTTGTACGCCCGTGCCAGCGACAGTCCGGTCCGTCCCCGCAGAAGCGCACCCTTGATATGCGCCACCTGCTCAGCCGTCAACGCCTTACGCCCCCTCTTGCGGCGAGACACACGAGTCTTACTTTGAGACTCCCGCTGTACGGGCAGCTTCTGAACAGGAGCCTCGACCTCGACCTGTACGGTCTGCGCGTGCTCCAGCACCTGGGTCAGATTTTCCAGGGCAGTGCCGATCTCGACCAGATAGGCCTGGAGCTGGCCGACATCCTTGGTTGATAGAAGTGTGAGCATGATATTGAAAAAAGAACTGAGTTAGTGTACTAGGGAGTGAAGGTCTTAGCGAGTCTCAAAAGAGTCTCGGGTGGGATCGTGAGAATCTCGGTGACCGCCAGGGCCGCCAGCCGCGCATGGCTGACGGTCTCCTCTTCTTGAAACCGCTGGAGCAACCGGGCATAAAGGTGAAGGATGCTGGCTGGTTGGACCCAGGTCGTGTCCTTCTCAATCGGCTCAGTGCCGTAGTCCCAGTCGTCGTAGTCGGTTTCGTTGCGGATGGAGCGTGCCAAGGCGTTACGGATTTGCTGGGTCGACCGGCTCCCAGTGGTGGACCCGCTGCTGGATGAATTCTCGGAGTTGTTCATAGTCCTCTGGAACTACCTCGTCGGTATCC